AGTAAGCATTCAGATCTTTACCGAAAGCGGCAAAGGAACGCAGACTTGGCGCGGATATGCTGAAACTTTAGATGGCATTTTCTTTGATAAACGAATAACAGATGCGGGTGCAGTAGCGACTACCAACGAGTTCATCAGATTTTCACCAGAGCAACAGCACCCATATATTTCTGGCGAAGTTTCTGATATACCTTTTCATATCGCAACTTTTGTCGCACCATTCGTGCGCTACGAGTATAAATAGGAGGCCACAACATGACTGGCATTGCATCAAATCAGCTTCGATCAGCTTTTGTGGCTGAAGCTACGGCTGGAACTACACCATCAAGCCCAGCGTTCACTAACAGTGACGTTCCCATTAATATGACTGCTGCACCTAATATGATTGAGCATCGATCATTAGCAGCTAAAGGCGAAGCGGTACAAACCGCAATCGGTGGGATTGACGTCACGGGAAATATGTCTGGCACATTGGTTTATGGTGCTTATGATGATTTCTTTGAAAGCCTGTTCCAAGGCACTTGGTCAAGTAACGTTTTAAAGAACGCTAAAACCACGCAATCATTGACGGTTGAAAATGCAATAGCAGCGGGTGAAGGCGGCACAAATACGATGATGCGCTATCAAGGCGTTGAAGCAACTGGTGGATCAATCACGCTAACATCAAATGCAGATATTACTTTTGCATTTGATCTGATCGGCATGGGTTCATCAGATACATCAACCAGTGCAATCGGAAGCTCAACATATACAGATCAGACTGAGCGCACACCTCTTTCATCTGGCGTTGATGTCGGAACGATTGCCTTTAGCGGCTATACGTTGAATGCATTTGAAAGCGCCACGATTAACTTTAATTACGATGGCCGTGAAGCGCAGAATGTTCTTGGCAACAGCTTTACGAAAGGCGGCTTAACAAAAGGTGCTGCTTTAGCTGAAATTACTGCGCGGGTTTATGTAGATGCAAACTTTGCGGCTATGTATAACGCAGCGCGTGACACTGATCACAGTTTGTTTAGCGTTACTTTTCCGTTTGGGTCTGTATCTAGCAAGAAATACACATTGCTTTTTCCTAAGTGTAAATTCACATCTGCAAATCTTGATTTTACTGCTACCAACTCAATGCAAGATATAACCATCAGAGCAATGTATGATGAAGCCACAGAGGATGCATCAATGAAATTAACAAGAGCTGTTTCATAATGGGTATGATTGCTTTGGTTAAATTCACCGCTGATATTGATGGCAAGCCTGTTGTTTTTAGGGCTGGTGATAAAATATCAGATGCCGTTGTTAAAAAATTGGGCCTTGCGGATAAGCATAATCTCGCTGGGCCTAATACATCTAAACCGACAAAAACCGAATAAGTGCAGCACTTAGGGGGCTGGTTTGTCGGTATTCCAGCCCCCATTAAAACCGACGAGGAAACCGAAATGCTTAAATTAAAGAAACCCAAAATGTCCGATATGACCTATCGGCGTGAATTTTCTGACGAATTAACCTTTTTGTCTGAAGAAGATAAAACGTGGATAGAAATAAAGTGTCGCGCTGGTGGCTGGGCAAATCCTGATCTGGTCAGATTGCGTGATGATATACAAACATATCGCCAAGCAAAATCTATCGAAAGCGCAAAGCTAATAAAAGATACTGCTAAATATGCAGAAATGAGCGCATCAACTGATAAGGAAGTTGGCCGCAAGTTATTCGAGGCGATCTTTGATGCTTGTGTTATTTCGTGGGATACAAATATTAAAAACGATGGCAAGGCGATGCATTGCGATAAGGACCATTTCCTTGCGCTTGCTGATATTCGCATAAATGAAATATCTGAATATTTTATGGAATTTGCTAAATACGTTGATGAATTATCGAACTTTCGTGCTGAAGCGGATGGAGAAACGGAAAAAAACTAATTGATGCGCTTTTATGGTCTTTTAGGTATTCACCGCGTGATGAAACTTATTTGATGTCTAAAGGCGCACTGAAAATAGAGGACAAACCTATACCGGCAAATATGACTGCATGGACAGCTTTTCATATGCTGCGAGGTTCTAGGCAAATTGGCTATGGTGGCGTTTCCCCTATACCGTTCAGCGAAATTATGGCATATTGCACCCATGCGGGGGTTGATGACCCGATGGAACGGCAGCAAGTTGCTAAGTTTGTAATGGCACTGGATCGAACGGAGCGCGAAGAATATGGCAACAATAAGTCTAAATCTTAACGCACAAGGTATTAAAGCCGGTGCGCGTGATGCCAAGCAATCGTTAGACTCTGTTAAACAATCCGCGACATCTACGGAAGCGGCGGTTGTTCGCAGCGGGAATAATATGGGTTCGGCTATTACTCGCATGGGTAATATGTCTGGCGCTCAAAGATTTGTATTCCAAAACACTGCAAACCAGCTTGGTGATATTGCCGTTCAAGCGTCTATGGGAACTAATATCTTTAGGGTTTTGGGAATGCAGTTGCCACAGATTGCCGGTGGCTTTGCTATTCTTGGCGGGGCAATGGGAACCGTCTTGCCGATACTAGGTGTAATTGCTGCGGTTGGTTTTCCTATTATTGCGATGTTTACGTCAATGAGTGGTGCCGCTGATACATTTGATGATAAATTAGAAAATTTGCGCGATACTATTAGCGCTATGGAAAAGGCCCAAGGTCTTTTAAATATGGGTTTGACTGAAGCAGAAGATCGTTTTGGAATACTCACTCATTCGGTGCAAGTCTATGCAAAAGCCCAAGCAGATTTAGCATTAAATGAAGTTGCTAGAAATTTAAGATCTTTAGGGGCCGAGCTTGCTGCGGTAGGTTCAAAATATGAGTCTGTTGGCCGAAAAGGAAGAAGGCTAAACAGGTCGGTGCAAGAAATCAGAAAAGAATTTGATTTAACATCCGCTGAAGCCAAAATATTGCAAGCGGCATTTGATGATTTTTCTGCCTCTATGCAAAGCGCAGATCTGACCAAAATGGATGAAGGCACAAAAAATTTAGTGCAAACAATGTATGATTTAGGGGTTTCGTTAGAAGAAACTGAAAATGATGCATTATTAGGATTTACGCAGTCAATGGTCGATTTTGGCATTGAAGCTGCAACAGCTAGAAAGTTAGCTGAAGAATTAAGGGCTGGGATTTTATCATTAGATGTTCCTAAGCCTGTTTTCCCTGATCCAGAAGAAATTGTAATGGGTCAGTTTCTTGTGCCTGATCCGGAAGGTATGAGAAATTCTTACAATGCTGGTCAAAAATTATTGATTGAGGAGCGCAAAAAGGCAGCAAAAGAAGCGCAAGCTGCATTAGATAAAGAAAAACGGGAATTAGAGAGTTTTGCTGAAAAGTTTGAACCAGTGATGACCGCTGCGGCTGAATACGAAGAAACGATGACTAAGTTAAATCGGGCGCGGGAAATTGGTGCAATTACAGAAGAACAACACGCTCAATCCACAGCGGTTGCAACTGACAAATATAGAATAGCAGCCGGTGAATTGGTTGATTACACAAACGTTGCTAATATTTTTGCCAATTCTCTTGAAAATAGCATGATGCAATTAGTGCAAGGCACTTTGAGTGTAGAGGATGCGTTCAAGAATATGGCGCTGGCGGTTATCAAAGAACTTTATCGGGTTTTGGTTGTGCAGCAGATTGTTAATGCCGCGATGGGGGCGTTTGGGTTTAGCCCAGCGGCTGGTGGCGGGTTTGTTCCGACAGGTGGTGCTGGTGCATTCGGTGGGCCTGTTTCGCCTTCTCAGGGGATAGTGGTTGGTGAACGTGGGCCGGAGGTATTTTTCCCGCCATCTAAAGGCAATCTTGTTCCTAATTCGGATCTTGGTGGCGTCCAAGTCCATCAGAGTTTTAACTTCGCTGCAAATGGCGATGAAAGCGTGAAGCAAATAATTGCCCAGCAAGCGCCAAAAATTGCTAAGATGACTGAGCAATCAATAATGGAAAGCCGTAGGCGCGGCGGTCAGATGAAGGCGGTGTTTGGATAGATGGCTATAACGTATCCTTTAACTTTTCCGACAACGGGAATTGCATCTGTGGAATTGAGGACAGTTAATTCTAACGCAACTTCTCAGTCACCATTTACATATAAACAGCAGATTGTTTCGCATGGCGGTCAGCGGTTTGAAGCAACAGTTAATTTGCCGCCTATGAACAGAGATAGCGCAGCAGCATGGAAAGCAGCCCTTGTGAGCCTCAAAGGGTCTTTGGGTACGTTCTTATTGGGTGATCCTGATTATGCGCTTCCACGCGGCACTCTGCGCTCTACAAATGCACAGAACCAAGCAACGGTAACGGGGTCTGCTGGTCAAAGCTTCTTAACGATTACCATGCAGGATCAATCAAGCACTTTGCTGGCCGGTGATTATATACAAGTGGGTGCTGATAGCACGGCGCGGCTTTATCAGATCCTAGAGGATAGAACCGGCGATGGCACTGTGGAGATATTTCCTAATTTGCGGCTGGATTATACTAATGAGGTTATTGGTACGAATGACACGAAAGGTGTATTTCGGCTGTCAAATAATGTAACATCTTGGTCAATCGATAACGCATCAATTTACGGTATTTCATTTGAAGCCGTTGAAGCAATCACGGGGTAAATCATGGCTGATCGTAAAATATCTGAATTAACCAACATCACCGGCGCTAATCTGGCTGATGATGATGAATTTGCGCTGGTAGATACAAGCGCAGACGAAACTAAAGCGATTACCTTTGGCGAGTTTAAGACTGCCCTAGATACAGCTACTGGTTTTGTCAGGATCACTGGCGATACCATGACGGGCAACCTGAGCATGGGTGATAACGTCAAAGCCATCTTCGGTGCTGGGTCTGACCTACAGATTTATCATGATGGGTCTGATAGTTATGTCGTAGACGATGGCGCAGGTGACTTAATCCTGCGTGGCTCTAACAATGTAAAAATACAAGGTTGGTCAGGAAGCGCATGGATTGACCAAATAGCTACTGCTGATAACGGTGATGTGGCATTGTATCATTCAACAAACTTGCGCCTCGCCACCACCAGCACAGGTGTAGACATCTCAGGGGTTTTGACCAGCGATGGGCTGACTGTGGATGGTGATATGAACATGAGTGACAGCACCCCTGTTTTTACAATGACTGACACAGATGGCGGTTCAGCAAATATGGCCGTTTTTACAGGCCACCTTGTTATATCTGCTGATAGTGCAAATGAATATAGCGATAGAGTTTTGCAATTAGGTGTCGGAGATAAGGCTTATTTTAACCTTGATGACAATGGGGATATTTCGTTCCGTGAGGACACAGGTTCCACGCCAAAGTTCTTCTGGGATGCGAGTGCGGAGAGCTTGGGGATTGGGACGAGTTCGCCAACAACTGCACTGACAATAACAGAAAGCACTGTTGGAGACTTAATAACCGTTACTGGTGCTAATGGTACAGACTTACGCATAGGTAATCATGCTTCTGCTAATGGTGGTATTTATATAAATAGCCAAGCTGCAAGTGACGACTTGAGATTCCGCACGCAAGGGTCTGACCGAATGACCATCACATCAGATGGTAATGTTGGAATTGGGACGAGTTCGCCAGTAAATGTGAGTGGTGTTCCTGATTTAACTGTAGCAGGTAAGTTCTTCACATCAGATGGTACTGCAACAAAC